CAATACAGCGTCTCTGTTATGGCTATTGGCTACTAAAGCTGTAGTTCCAGAACCACCAAAGGGATCTAAGACTGTACCGCCTTCAGGACAACCAGCTAACACACATGGCTCTATTAAATCCATAGGGAAGGTTGCAAAGTGTGCGCCTTTAAATGGCTTGGTTGTTATTGTCCACACCGAGCGTTTGTTTCTCTTGGGGTTAGCACCTATCTTATGTAACCCTGATCTAGTGTCCATACCATGTTTGCCAACACCTTTTTTTATTTTATCTGCTGAATCAGGCCCATCTGGAAACTTGGCATCCTCTTTTATCGCTTCATTATCAAAATAATACTTAGGACTCTTACTCAATAAAAATATATATTCATGTGCCTTAGTGCAACGATCTTTAACACTCTCTGGCATTGGGTTAGGTTTATGCCAGATGATGTCTTGTCTTAAAATCCATGAATCTTCTTGTAAAGCCATTGCTACTTTAAAAGGAATACAACCTAATTGCTTGTTCGGTAAAAAACTATCACCCAAGTTAAGCCAAACAGTTCCATCATCTCGCAACACTCGTTTTACTTCTCTAAATACCTTAACTAAGTTCTCTACAAATGCTTCTGGTGTTTCTTCTAAACCAAGCTGTTCGCCTTCGCCATAGTCTCTCAACCCCCAATAAGGCGGAGAAGTAATACAAGTATTGATAGATTGATCTTCTAGATCTTTAAGTTTGTCTAAACAACTACCATGTAATATCTTAATCATGTTTCTAGATCATTTATTTTTTGAATTGTTTCTTCTATCCATTTTTTCAAAACAATATGATTTGCATCGCTCAACATACGATTTTTATTAGATACAAATTCTCTTACCGCACGATCACTTATGTTACCAATGTATCTACTTATAGAAGAATCAGTAAAACCATACTCTTTTATGCGTTCTAAATCTTTACGCATTTGTATTGCTTCAATCTCTTTCATCTTTATCCCAAGGTTTCTCCATTTGATTATCTTCTAAGTAATACCAAGTGTTTTTACCAGGTACGCTATGTGTCTTCACCTTATCTCCAAGATACTTCTGAACATGTGATACACCATATCTTGCTGCTCTTTCTCCCGAAGCTAAGTCTTTCTCTTTCAATGCAGTTCGAGCCAATAACTCTAGCTCTTGCCTTGTGTAGAACTTATACGAACTCATTGCTCCAGCTATAACTCTAGCTATCTCTACTTCATCAGGGCTGTCTTGTGCATCTACCACCCTAAAAAAGCCACGCTCAAAGTCAAAGTAAGCTAGGTGTTGATCAGGCTCTCTTGCGTTTCTTGCCTCGTAGAACAATGATACGTTTGGCTTTGTACCTGACAGCTTGATACCTGAGTCCATCCAACCGGCAAAAGCACTACCACCACGAGCAGACATGAACGACAGATCATCTGCCCTTTCTTTACCTGTATGGTGAGCAATGATCACTGCTACCTTGAATAGTTCTATAAGTTTATCAACCCTTGATAACATCTCGTGAATCTCTGAGTTTGAGTTCTCTTCACCACTAAAGAAGTTAATAATAGGATCAATCATTAATAAGTCAGGCTTATGATACTCGATGCTTTCTGCTATTGAATCCATATCGCCATCTCTCATTATGTTCTTTCTCAGTCTGCCTGATGCTATCAGGTTTGATTTGCCTAAGTTGTATAGTTCCGGGTCGTGATGATAAGGCCTGTAATACATTTCTATTCTTTGTTTCAAAAACTCGTGAATGATTTCTGCCTGTAACCACATGACCTTCAAAGGTCTTGAGAACTGCTTGCCCATAAACTCTGTGCCTGTCGTAGCAGATGCAGCGAATGCCCCTAGCCAATGTGACTTACCTATTTTGGGCTTACCAAGAAGCAAAACCCTTGATTGTTCAAAAACAAAAGCATCACCCCAAAACTGTTCGATACGACTTGAATCCATTGAATCCCAAAAGGGATCATTAAATGCTTTTAAACCTAACGGATCTCTTTCAACTACCTTTTGTTTCTTCTGTTGGTCTATTGGATCTTCCTGATCCATAATCTCTTTGAGTTCGTCAGCTAGTGTTATCTGCCATTGGCTTGTATTCCATTTCAATATGCCAACGTCTGTATCCTCTTGGTTTCTTTTTAGATGTCCAGAGCAAATACTATTAGTTGTATGTAATACTTCTTGCACGCTCATTGGAGGATTGTTGGTTTGATTCCAATCCAATGCTTTGATGATGACTTCTCGCATGCCCCAACCCTCTAGAATCCATTTGCCTACAAGTCTTGCCAGCGTATCGTTACGCATCCCGGATTGCACACCATCTAGCGATAGAGGTGTCTTATTATCTAAACTGATTTTGCCATCATTATTGAAATCGTAAATTTCATTCATGTCTTGGCTATTCAGTACAGGTAAATCATCCATCGAATCTACAATGATGTTATCCATAGTTTCAAACATATATTTATTTGATGGGCTTACCATGACGTAGCCACCTTCACCTCTGATGTCTAGTCTGCCTGTTGTGTTTCTGATTGTAAGATTAGGATTGATAGCGTAGAAATAATGATAGCCACCACGAGGCGTTCTTTGTTTGAGAGGCGTTCTTGTAATCTTGCCTGACTCTACAAACTCACAAGCCTCTTGCGAGTCTGCATCCAATACAA